CACGGCGGGAACGACGCAACCAACTCAAACACGCCTTCATCGGAGGTCGTGAACTGGAAGTCGGCGGCTGCGAAACCGGAACCTGGGACGTCGAAACCCTCTGCGTTCACGGAAACGATGGCTTTCAACTTTCCACCGACCCAGTGACCGGAGATTCGGCTTGCGCGTGCGGCGTACACGACTTCATTGGGGACACCAGGGCGGACAACACCGGAGATCCAAGGTCCGAAGCGGCCTTCGACGATGCGGACGTCCGCCCATGCGTTCTCGATGCCGCCGTATGCCTGCTCGAGGTCGTCTGCGCCGTTGGCCGGCCGATGTCCGCCGTAGGCGAAGATGGGTCCGGTTTCGACGATGCCTCGTTCGGTCAGTACACCTGGCTTGTTGAACGATGCGTAGTTGTCGTTCGGGCGTGGGATGCGAACGCATCGGCCGGCGATGCCGTCGTGGCATGACTCCCACAGGCCGAGGTGGCCGTAGACGCGTCCTTCTTCGTCGACAACGATCTTCTGCGGCGAGGCTGCTTCAGGGACGTAGAAGGTGTCGAAGTCCTGCAACAGGGCGGCGGACGCAACGATCTCATCCTCGTCTTCGGGTAGGACGATGTTGACCATCCACTCTTCCGGTTCGCACACCAACTCTTCGTCGCCGAGCGAAGCCATGAGTTCCTCGTCGTCGAGTTCTGCGTATGCCTCTGCGAACGCCGGCTTTGCGACACCGGTGGTGGCAGCGAGACGGAACTTGGAGAATCGGACAACGTGGCCGTCGAAGTCGTTGTCGTACTCGAGGGATGCTTCGACGTCGGCGAGGTCGACGCTGTTGCCACGCATCGCCTTGGTCTTGATCAGTCGTGCGTGGCGTCGGCCGTACTCGTCGTCGAGCAGGTATCCTCGACCGGACATGACACCGTTCTTCGGGTCGACGGTGACCTCGAACAGTGCGCCGGTGATGTCTGCGCCCTCATGTCCGCCGGGTCCGAGACGGAACTGGCCGAGAATCGGTAGTGGAAGGTCACGAGTGGATGCGCCGGCTGCTTCAAGCAGTCGACCGTCACCGGTGCGCTTGTCCAGCATTGCCAAGACGGGGAACTTCACCGTGGTGAGGAACCCGTCGGGCATCTTGTCTGGCATCTTGCCGTAGGTGGTGATCATGGCGGCTCCTATGCGGGACGGTTGCGGCGTGGCGTGTCTGACTTGATGTCGTTCGGGGAGCCGGGATCACCGACACCTAGTCCGAACTTGGAATCTTCGGCGGGCGAATCTGCGGATGGTCCCGTCTTCTTGGAACCAACCTTCGACCAATCGATATTCTTAGCGATCGGCAGACCGAATGTCGCCAGATACGGGTCGTCGGTCTTCACGCCGACCATGCGAACGTATTCCTCGTCGGACGGCTTGTCGGTTTCGGCGATACCGGACATGCGACGGGCAGCATCGTCGGCGATCAGCAACCGGTCGCGCATCTGACGGGAATCTTCCGCCAGGTTCGTCTTCGCAGACGCCTGCGACATGTCGTACCAGATCATCGCGTTCGTGATCTTCCCCGGCTTCATGCCACGGTCCTGCATCTCACGCCACAGCACGAGCCTGGTCAGCGCCCAGCACATCGTCTCAATGTCGGGCTGGATGTTGACGCGTCGTTCTTCGTCGCTTGCTGTCCATGCGGACCAGTGGTTGCTGCCTTGCGAGCCCTGCACCGACGACGGCGAGTTGTCGAGGCCGGTGAGGATTCGGTCGATCAACTCGCCACGGAGTTTCATGTCGACTTCCCAGATCTGCCGGTCGTAGGTGATGTGCTTGATCATGTCGGCGTACTGGCCGGGGCCGGTCATGAAGATCGGCACCGCAGCCTCGGGTTGCTCATGGTTCTGCACGGCCCAGGTTGCTGCGGCGATCAACCGGTCAAGCACCTTGTTGTCATGGAACTGTTCGTTGGCCTTGCCGGTCGGTGTGCCGGCACGCACGCTTGAGATCTCTGACGGTACGAAGAAGATGCCGTTCAACGCGAAGCGGGACAGCAACTTGGCTCGGATGTTGGTGGTGAGGAGATGCAGGATCTCGCAGGAGGCGTCGAGGGCTCGCATCGGCGAATCCGCCAACGCTACGAACTGACCGGACGGTCGCCAGACACGACCGATGAAGTCACGGGCCTGGACAGGCACAGTGAGCATCTGGCCGTTGCCTTCGTAGTTCGGAACGAGGATGCGGTTGAACGTCTCCTTCGGATCGAACACCGGATCGACGTCGATACCCAGACCGGATTCGCCGAGCGTTGCTCGTTCGATCTCATCGGCAGACAACCAGTCGTAGCCGTCGACGTCGCCGTCTTCGTCACGGCAGCGAATCAGATAGGCGTCGCCGGGGATCTTCATGAGCGTGAAGAACCGCTCCACGAATCCTCTGATGCCCCCGTAGGGCGACTGAAGCATCTGAAGGATCTCGTTCTCAACGCCGCCCTTGATCACTTCGCCCGGTGAGCCGTCAGGGTTCCGTTTGACGACCCGCAGCGTGGTGTAGCCGGCGACCTTGGCGTTACGGCTGATGCCGTAGTGGATCTCACCGATCTCCCGATACCACTGCCAGCCGCGCTGGGAGCGGTGACGGGTCATTGCGGTGACGGTTCTGACGTACCTGGTGTCGACGGGGTTGGTGAGATCGATCTGTTGGGTCGACAACTCGTCAGTCGCCGCTGTCCGAAACCATTTCTGCTTCTTCGCCATGACCGCTCCGTTCGAGAGTCTGATAGTAGGACGAGAATGCCACGAATGTCTCCACTGCGTCAGCCAACAGGTCTTTGACACGGCTTGGCTTCGGTGCCAGCCCTGCCTTCCATCGTTCTTCGGCGTAGACGATTGCGAACACCTCTGGGAACAGGCCGGCCATTCTGCGACAAGCCCGCAATCTGGCTAGATCTGCCGCCGTGACACGTTCATATGTCTTCTTTTCCCGAGTTTTGCCTGACTTGCGCTTGCTCGGAGGCGTATTCGCTGGCGGCAGTTTCACCTTGTGCCTGGTTGCACGGAGACTGATCTCCACCTCTCTGAACTGTTCCATGTCGTTGGCAAGGAAGCAGTCGAAACAGACTCCTCGAGTCTGATAGGCGACATGTTCAAGAACTTGTGCCCTACAAAGCCGGCACGGGACGTAACCGGCGATGCCATTCACTGTGATGTCGTCCAACATTGGCACCTGTCCATGATGTTCGCGTCTTGATCGATGGTGACCCAGCCGAAACCTTCGCACACCGGACAGTTATCATCCGGCCGTGGAGCCTTGACCGCTGTCACCTGGGGCTGCTGCTCGCGTTCATCTGCCCACCGGTCAGCGTTGAGCCACCGTTCGGGATACGGGACGTACTGACGGTCCTGTTCAGACATCAGCATCCACAACGCAGCGATCTCTTGAGCTCCTTGCAAGATCTGTTCATGACTGGCCCGCTTCAGTGCCCGCTCATAGGCGTTCTGTGCTGCGCGTTTGCCGACACGCTTCGGCCACACCTTCCAGAACTCGTCGAACCGTGAAGAAGCGGGCACGCTCAACGGCAGTTGAGCAAGAGTTCCTTCTTGATGGTTCAAGGACGGTTCATAGGACACCGGTGTCCTCCCGTAGTGGTCACCGGTGTCCTCCCGTTCTGTCTCAGATGTCCCCCCGTCGATACGGGAGGACATGGTGTCCCCCCGTCGCTTGTTGCATGAACGGCATGACAGAACGACGTTCTCGCGAACGTAGGTTCCGCCGAGCCGGCCTGGGGCCAGTCGGTCGATTTCCCAAGCAACGCCGTCGGGACACTTTGTTTCGTCGCCGCGTCGTGAACACCAGTAGCAGCGGTAACCGGAAGATTCGATGACTTCCTGTCGCAGTGTGCTGCTGGGTGTCATGCGTGGAAGGTCGTCGCGATTGACTGTGACAGGAGCGGAGATGCGGACCCGATAGAGATTCGGTTGACGATCTGCTCGACGATGAGGCAGGTTTGCCTTTCCCACGCTCAACACGTTCAGAGCAACTAATTGCTCCACGATCCGCTTCACCTGTCGCGACGAGTAGCCGGTCTTGCGGGAAAGTGTGTCCTGCGACGGGTACGCGTTACCGCCGTCATCGTCTGCACAGTCGGCAATCGCCAACAGGACGATCTTGATGTTCGGTGGGATGTCTTGGTCCCAGACCCATGACATGACTCTGACGCTCATGGCTTCCTTCCAGTGACGCCACGAGGTAGTCTTCCTCGTGGCAGGTGTCGTGACCGCCAGAGTAGCGGCACGGTGTGATACGACGCAAGGCTCACACCGTGCCGCTCTCATCTTTTTCTCCTCGTTTACGCACCGTTTGCGGCCGGCTATGATGGTGTCGTGACCGACATCCCCACCATCAAACTTCCCCCCGGCATGACACTCCGAGAAACACCGACCGGCTACGAAGTCGTCGCCTCACGAGAGCCAATGACCAAGACCGTGGCCTTCCGTCTGTCCACCAGCGAGTACACGCGCGTCATGGTCTTGGTCGAATGCTTTCCCGACAAGTCATGGGGCGCTGCGATGCGATGGCTCCTCGACGACGACAGGGTCAAGGCCGTCATGGCCGAACGCATCGCCTCGTCCTTTCGCTACCGCTCGTTCGAGCATCGTACGGATGAACCTGTTGCGGCTGACACCGAAGCCGGCAGCACAACTGTCCACATCTGACACCAGGTCGACCGGGAGCCACACAGAGATCACCTTGGACTTCGCCATACGGCAACCCTATTAGTGGCCGTTGTCGTTTGTCGTCAGTGCAGCGCCGTCTTGTGGACGTTCATGCCTCGCTCACCGACGAACATGAGCCCACATTCGGAGCAGCGCATGAGACGCGGATTCGCAGCGTCACTACGTCGGCTGGAACGAATACGTCGCGCAGCCGCGTTCTTTGCTGCAACGCACGATTCGCAACGACATCCTTTGTTGTAGGTGGCAACTCGATGCTCAGAGTTGGGACCGGGCTTGGTAGAGGGCATGTCACACCTTGTCGCTCAGAGTTGCAATGAACTGGCGCAGGAACCGATTGCGGTTCACGCCGGCTTGTGCGGCGGCTTCATCCAGCACCTTCTTCTCCTGCCTGGAGATCGCCATTGAGACGTACACAGTGTTCCGATCACGCTTCACCAGCCCAGCATATCAGAACTCGAGTTTGGTCACCGTGACGACAACCCTGTCACCAACAGCGAACGTGGGCTCCGATGTAAGAACGCGCGTTGTGTCGTCATCTGTGACCACGCCCGCATCAACCAGCCCATCCACGATCGGTTTCACGGTGGCAACGAAGTTGTGGCCGTCGCGTCGTTGCATCCGCTTCACCGGCAGCACGACCTCGACAAGGATCTTTGAGTTGGCCGGCCGGAACGACTTGGGAAGTTGGAGCGCAGCCCAGGCTGTGGTGCCCCGCCACGCTTTCTTCAACCTGGCTTGTGTCGCCCAGTGCGCTCGGTCGTTGAGGGAGAGCAGTTTGCCAGGCTGACCGAACTCAAACGATGACTTCTGCTGCATCGAAGTGTTCTGGTGACTCGTAGAACCTGACGACGTAGACACAGAAGTCCTCGCCTTCCGTCCAGTCGTACTGTTCGACTTCGGACATTGGCACCATGTCGTGCGTAGTGCAGACGATCTTGCCGCACCACTTCTGGGCGACACCGAACTCCCACCATTCTTGGAACGTCATCGCTTCCCTCCGAAGTAAGCCACACCCAAGCCGTCAGCGATCATCATGTCTGCCAGCGACTGATCAGAGATGTACACGGTGGCAAGCCAGCGGCCGTACTTGTCTTCCGGCTTGTGCGATCTGATCGTGACTTGCTTGCCGACATGCCGTGCCACAGCCTCCTTGGCTTCCAGATAGCCAGCGTCGCCTCGTTCCGGTGTGTTGATGCCGTAGAGCCGGATGCGTTGACGCATGGTGATACGGAATCCGAGATCGACGTCTACGTCGATGGTGTCACCGTCGACGGCGTTGACAATGTAGGCGGTGTACAGGTACTCAGGTTGCATTTCGGATCTCCGCATCGAAGAGTTGACGTTCGAGTGATTCGCAGCGTGCCATGAGCCGGCGGATCTCTGTTGCCGCAGCAGTGGTGAGCGGGTTGGGTTGGAAGTCGCTGGTGGTGCCGTCGTCGTACATGATGTACGCACCGAACGTCTCAAGCCGGCGGAGAAGGTCGTCAGCCACGGCGGGCCTCCACCATCGTCATAATCCGCACATCCCTTCGCACTCCATGTCGAACAGATTGCCCTGACCTCGTTCTTCCTCGCTGCGAATGTCCACTTGATCAAGTGGCACGCGTGCGGGGTGCAGGTACGCCCTGCCCTCAAAGAGGCGACCCGAGAAAGGTTCCTGCCGTATTGCAGCATCGAAAGCCACGGCGTCGGCTCATTCGTCTGGCTGCGCCTTGATGGCCCTCCACTCGGCGTTGGAGTGAAACGGGCAGCCGATACATGATGACCGAGGCGGTCGTGCATAACCGTGTTTGTCGTTCCAAGTCAGGCAATCTTGGCGTGTGAGACGCTTGTCCACCAGCGGGTACTCGTTCACAATCCACGGGAACAACGGGTCTTTCATGCGCTGCACCTCGTCCCATGAGATGCCAATGACGGTCGTGATGCGATGCTCTTTGCAACGCTGTCCCGGCAACAAGCCAGCAATCTCGCGCTGCTTGGCAACAAGCGGCTTGATCTTGTATTCACTTGTGCATTGACGACGCCCGAGGGCTGCGGCTCCGCTGCGGTTGACAACGTGCAACGGCATGGCCGCGAACCGCTTATTGATGTCTAGTGCATCGTCGCGGATGTTGCCGTTGCTGACGATGTGGAACTGAATGCCAGCCGCCTCCGCTTCTGAGCGCATCACTCTCATGTGTTCGTAGACCGCTTTCGGCTCCCAGCCGGTGTCGCTGAACACGGCGTGCTGCACCGTTTCAATCTCGCCGTGAATCATCATTCGCAACAGGGTGGACGATTGAACACCAGCCCCGAACGAGAGCACACGAATCGGATTGTCAGCCACGGCGGGCCTCCTCGCCTGCGCGTTGCACGATCTGATGTGCCCGCTGCCGGCTCACACCCAACATGTCACCGATCTGCTGATAGGTCGCACCACGTTCACGCATCGACACAGCAGTGGCTTCGTTCATGTTGTTCCGATCGCTCCCTCGCGGACTGCCCTTCGGCCGCATCGTGACCAGTCCTTGGGCTGCTGCTTCCTTGATGATCTTGTAGGCGGTCGATCGGGAGCAGGCAAACATGTCAGCGACCTGGTAGAGGGTGTAGCCCTCCTTGTAGGCGGCGACCATGTTGGTGTTGCGGTTGTGTTCTTGGATCCAGTTCATGAGCTCAGATGGTAACCGGTTTGGTCGGATTGGTGGACTGTTTGACGGTTTTTGCACTCTGCGTCCACAATTTCGGTCTGATAGGTGGTATCGGGCCGGTGACAGCGTTGTGTCACATGATATGTATCAGTGCGGTGTGTGGTTTTCGGCGATGTTGATGCGTTCGCAGATCCATTTGGCTACGTTGGCTGTGATGCCGTTGCCGATCTGTTTGTAGCGGGTGGTGTCGGGTTGTGGGGTGCCGTCTGCCCGGTGGAGGGTGTGGTTGTCGGGCCATCCTTGGAGGCGTTCGCATTCGAGGGGTGTGATGCGGCGGATGGCGTTGCCGATTCGGGCGACTTTGTGGCCTTGTCCTGGTTTGCCGCCGCCGGTGCTGAGTGCGCCAGCGATTTCGTTTTCTACAAGTTCGCCTCGCTGGTTTTCGTTGACGGCGTATGCGATGCGGAGTCCTCGGTCGGAGGTTTTTGCGCCGTCGGATGCGGCGATGGTGGGGGCGATGTCGGTGAGGACGGCTCGGAGCGCGCCTTTGCCTGCGTTTCTGTCGTCGGGTTGTAGGGCGAATGAGACGGGGATGATGCTGCCGGCTCGTATTTCGTCGAGGTTGGTGCAGTTCTTGCTGTCGAATGCTGTGGTGATGGTGCCGGTGGTGTTGAGGTGGGGCAGGTTGACTGCTTCGGGGATGAGCCAGCCGGCTTCGGCGTGTGCGGCGTCGGGTCGGGTCATTCCTTCGATGGCTGTGAGGGCGGAGACGATTCCTCGGTCTGCTGTGAAGCCACGGCTTCGAGGGCTTCCTTCAGTGCCACCGGCAGGTTTCTGCCTCTTCTTGTTGCTCGGGCGAGAATCCCCTTTGCTGCGCGGACTGACAGGTAGAAGCGGCTGTGGACTTCGTTCGGCGGTTGCAGGATCGAAGCAAGCAACGAGGAAGATTCGTTGCCGTCGTTGGGGCACCCCGAAGAACTGGCTGTCCAGCATTGCCCATTCGGTCCATATCGCCCCGAGGTCGGCCCGGTCTTGAAGGATGGTACGGAATCCTTCGCCGCCGTCGATGGAGAGAAGTCCTCGGACGTTTTCGAGTACAACCCATCGAGGGGAAGTGTTGGCTGTTGCATCTCTCATCTCCTTGACGATGCGAATGATCTGCCGGTACAGGTTGCTGCGGGTGCCGTCCTCAAGGACACCGGAGCGTTTCCCGGCGAGTGAGACGTCTTGGCAGGGGAAGCCGCCGACGACAACATCGGCCGGCCAGGTTGCGCCGTGGTAGGTGGACACATCGTCATGTTTCGGGATGTGGGGCCAATGATGGTGGAGCACTTGTTGGCAGTGAGGATCCCATTCGACTTGGACGGCGCATTCCCAGCCTGCTTGTTGAGCTCCGAGGTCGAATCCGCCTACCCCGGCGAAGAGGGACACATATTTCATGGCTGATCGAAGTTGAGGGTTGGCTGGGTGAGTGTGAGGGTCATTGAGTTTGATCCTGGGAAGATGTCGACTAGTTCGTCGCTGGTGGGATCGAATACGAGTAGGTCGAGGATCCACCGGTTGAATGCGACTGGTTTCGCGCCGGGGGTGCCTGTGTTCTTGCTGCGTGAGCACGAGTACCAGTCTCGTACCATCGGTTTACGGCCGGGTTGTTTGCGGTTCGTTCGCCAGATCACTGGTTCCCATGCGAACTGTGTGGTGGTGGGTCGGATCTGATGCCACGTTTTTGTCCATGCGGCAACGCGTGCGTCGTCAGGGGTGTGGGGCAGCAGCCATCTGAGATCGGCAGGGTTGCATGACAGAGCCCATCCGTCGGGGAACTCGTCGCACAGACGAACCACCAAATCGATGTGGGTCTGCTTGTCGTCCCATACCGCAGCCTGGTCGTGAAGATGTTTGTAGATGCTGTTGGCCCTGCCGTAATACGGCGGGTCGGCATACGCAAACCGCATCGACGCACCGGTCATGGCAGATCCTGATCCAACGCCAACTGCTGCAAAAACTGTTCCGCCGGCACCCCCGTCGCCACCTCAATCACATCCAACATCGCCGACCCCACCCCCACCAACGCCCCAATCAACGCCACCAACGCCCCCCGCTCCCACTCAACCAACTCCCCCACCACCACATCCAACACCGCATCATCCCCCAACCTCGACACCCCAACAAGTTCCACCACCCTCAAACGCATCTCCACCCCACCAACCCTACACCAAGACACACCCCCCCGCAAGCCAACCAACCACCAACCCAACACCCCCACCCACCACCGCAAACACCACGCAAACACCAACCCAACCCCACCACACAACCAACACCCCACCCACCACTCCTCACACCCAACCCCACAAACCCCCCACACAGGCACGCGCATCGCCGGCGGGCTCTGCTCGAGACCTGGCGCGGTTGGCCCGGGACGCGAACCGGCCCGGGCCATGTCGACCCGGGCCGGTTGGGTTCGGAACCGGTTGGGCTACCGGGTGACCCGGGCGACCATTCGACGGGTCGCCGTGGCGATCGCATCGACCCGGCGAACGGTTCCAGACTCACGAACGGTCGACCCGTCGTGGCGACGGGTGACCGTGACGCGGTAGCGGTTGCGATCGGGTTCGTGGGCGACCGTGACCGTGACGCCGTCGACCCGGTAGCGGACCGTCGCCGCGGTCGCCGTACCGTGCCATGCGGTCGCCGTAGCGGTCGCAGCATCGACGACGGCGTCGATCGTCGCCATGTCGACGGCGACGACACGACGACGGACGACCGTCGACATGACGATCGGCGCGTCGACGACGGTCCCGGGTCGACCGTCGACGGCGTTACGCCACGCGAGATCACGCGCGTACTTGGCATGGCGATCGGTCGCCGGTTGCCACGACGACACCCGCGGGCGACGAACCCAACCGCGACCCGGGACGATCGTTCCGCCGTCGACGACCGTGGCGTAACGCTTCACGACACGGGTCGGGCCGATCGGCCACCAACCGTCGACGAACGTGTCGACGGGTGCGTCGACAACGTGCCACGGTTCAGTGATCTCCGGGTCGACGTCGATGGGGACGCGCAGCACGAACCGCGACGCCGTAGCGCGACGCATGGCGAACCGGCGCGGTGGCCGCGACGTACCGGCGATCGAATGGCCTGCACCTTCGGGTCGCTGGTAGTACCGGCCAACGTTCGTGTCGATCGTCTCCGGTTGGTGCACGACGATCGCGTGCCACGAGTAGGTATCCGTGCCAATCAAGTTCAGACGGTCGATCGACCCGTCGATGCGAAGCATGGCGTCGGCCATCACCAACGCGTCCCGATAGGCGAGACGTTCGACAATGGGCGTACCGGCGATCCGCGCAGCTCGCCGTTCGGCAATGGTCGTGCCACGATCGCCCACGACGTAGCCGCGACGCGCGCCACGAACCGTGACGCCGCGGGGACCAGTGGCGACGCGGGGACGCGTCCACGACGGGTCGAACGGTTCGCCGTCGATGCGCTGGAGCACCGGGTCGCCGTCGCGGTAGGTCGCCGGGTCGACATCGACCAACCGGGTGAGAGCACCCGCGGCGTACGCCGTCGCCATGTCGACCCAACCGTCGACGACCGTGTCGTCGATGCCAACCGCGGCCATCGCGTCGATCGGGTCGACGCCACTGGCGATCGCGTCGACGTACCGGGCCATGGTGACCGCGTCGCCGTGCTCTAGGCCAATGGCGACGCCGTGGGCGTACACCGCGTCACCCGCGGCGCGCCGGTTCGCTTCCGCGACCCGGGCCAACCGTTCGCGTTCCTCCTGCCATGCATTCATGTCGTGACTCCTGACTAGTTCGGGCCGGAACCGTTCCGACCCGTGGCCGATCGTAGCACGCCGTGCACGGCGTAACGCGAACGGTCGTACGACACGATTAGTTGAGAGTGATTGAACATCGACGACGACGTCGACGACGACAACGTCGACGACAACGTCGACGACGACGACGACAACGTCGACGACAACGTCGACGACGTCGACGACGACACGGTCGACACGGTCGACACGGTCGACGGCGACGTTCTCGAATATCCACAGGTTATCCACAACCTGTGGATGAGCTCCGCCGGCAATCCACAGCCTGTGGACAACCTGGGGACAACCCGATCGAACACCAGTTCGACGAACACCAGTTCGACGAACGCGTGTTCGACGAACACCTGTTCGCCCAACCCCCCCCAAGCCCAGCACAAACCTCGGGCACCTTGGCGAAAAAACCCGCCAAACTCGAGGGGGGGGGGCAAAAATCTCCCTAGCAGGTACGACCGGCCCACCCAACCTTGGGCCGGCGTGGCCAACCCTGCGAACGCTCGGGGCACAGGGCTCTAACGGCAGGTGACTGCCATGCCCGAGCGAGGGATCCCCTCTGTTGGTTTCGTCGCCGGCAGGGGGACTATCCCCATCAGCCAGGTGGGGCTCACAAAGAAAGGTGCCCGATGGACACCAGTGACCTGCACTGCGTCTGCCCTCTCTGTGATGGGACCGCAGTTCACATCGTCCTTCCCGAGGGGGATGGGACCGCTGTGCATTACACCAGCAGCGGTGTTCACCGTCTTCCCATCGAGGACTAGTCCGTAGGAGACCGGTTGTCTCTCCCCTGTGAGGGGTTTGTTCTTCTCTCAGGGACTGCTGCGCCTTGTTTGGGGGTGTGGCCCGCGCGTTTGTGCGGTGACAAAGAAAGGGGTGGCCTGTGGGCCCTTCAGTAGATCCGGTGCTTCCGGTGTTGTCGGGGCGGTCGTTGGCGTTGCGTGCCTAGGCTCTCTTGGCCGATTTGCGGGGGGATGTCTCCTCCGTGATGCGGGCCTAACTGTTCGAGGACTCGTTCGACGCCCATGCGGCTGCCGTCGACGTGTTGCGGATGATGCGTCTCTATGAGGCGACGTTCCGGGACTTGGTCGCCGAGATCGAGGAGTACCAGGAACTGCGACAGTTCCAGAAGTGACGCCCTAGGGGAGCGTGATCCTCTCGCCTGGCTGGCATTCGGTTGCCTGCCTGGGCACGGAACCTGCGGGGTTCTGTCCGCCTGTCGGGGCGTTTCGGCAGGGTTTGCCGGTTCACCGGAACCGGTCGCGAGCACGGCGTGAGTTACGGCTGTGGTGGCTAGCCATCCGTGTGCCACCCGCCCAGGTGACGGTCATTCGTTGCCTGGGCACTCACATACCCTTTGAAAGGAGGGAATCCGATGGATGAGTCCATCTTCATCAGCCACGGCACCTACGAGGGCCGAGTCATGTTCGGCGAGGTCATCCTCGTCGCAATGCCGGCCCCCAAGCCGGCAGACGAGGACGATCCCGATGCGTGAACTCGAGGGACTCCTGATGGTGTTCATCATCATCACTTGGCCCATCGTGTGTCGGGCCGAGATCGAACACATCTGGAAGTCGCACCGCAAGGACGACTGACCAGCCCCAATCCTGACCACCACGAAAGGGGGTGAATCATGGATATCTACTGCCCGAAGTGTCGGGAACCGTGGGACAACGACAGTCTCCACGAGGAGGTGGACGCCCGCCGTGAGGCCGGCCGTACCGCCACCTACGACACGGTGAAGCGCGAGTTCTTCGCCAACGGCTGCGCCGCTCTGTCCGAGGCGTTCGGTTGCGACTGCAACCCCGCCACCGTCGGCCAGGGTCGCTCCGTCGTCTTGGACGAACTCTACGACCTGTTCGGCGACGACCTCGACGGACTCATGTCCGATCTCGAGGACTTCCCCATCGACTTCTGAAAGGAGGCCAAGTGACTGGCAAGATGATGCATAACCCCAGGGCGACCTGCGGATGCGCCGGCAAGTGCTGCAACGACCCTTCCGACAAGGGCACCCTGCGTACCCGCGAGAAGCGCCGTTGGCGCAAGGAGCAGTGGTAGTGGTGACCACACCCAACACTCCACACCTGTGGACCCTTGTGCTGCTGGAGCAGCGCAAGAAGATCCTCGACCACTACGGCGAACCGCCGGCATCCAGTTACGGGCCGATCATCAGGCTGGACTGGGATGGCCTCTGGTATCCCCGACCGCCGACACCCACAATCCTGTGGGAGGGCGGACCACACGAGTGGGCCATCGAATGGTCACTCAGTCCACAAGGCCGAGACACCTGGTACGGCTGGTACAGCGAACCCGAGAACGGATTCATCCTCTCGTACTTCCTGCTCTGAGTCTGCGACTTGGTTGCGGCTTCGCTCCGGTGAAGCCGTGACATGGCTACAGACCCGAAAGGGGGTGAAACAATGGAAACCGACCAGCAGAACCATCTGCTCCAGTTGCGTCAGCAACTCGACGGCATCACTGCACGACACATCGCTGACATCCGTGTCATCGAGACTGCCCTGCACGACAAGGCCGTCGAGTACGGATGGTGTAGTCAGTACGACGAGTTCATCGAGGAGCTCAACGCAGCACTGACGGTTCGCATGAACCCACGCATCCAGACCTTCAAGGTCACGGTCGAGGCAACCGTGCATCTGACCCGTGAGATCCAAGCGATCTCGCTGCACGACGCACTCATCGTCGCCGGCGACGACACGAAGTCGGCGCACTTCATCCAGTCGGGCGACGCCCGATACGCCGTCGAACGGCAGATCAGTCAGATCAGTCAGATCACCGGCGTCTGACGCCGGCAACCAACACGACTCACCTGAGAGGGGGTGAAACATGACCGACACCGAATACAACGAAGCGGTCAAGGAGATGCTCAATGTCATCAACAAGGCCAGCAAGGCCCACCGCGACGACATCGCGCACATCTCCGGTACAGCAATCGACTGGGCCAAGGATCACAACTTGACCGACGAGTGGAACCAGTTCGTCGACGACATCAACGACGACCTCAAGTATGACTTGGACAAGTGCGTCAAGTCCTTCAAGGTCTACAAGCGGTTCATCGTGACCGTCGCCTACGACGTCGACGCTACCGACGACGAGCACGCCATCGAGTTGGCCGGCGAGGAATCCGTCGACTTCTACACGACCGGTTCGTGGGAAGTCCACGATGAGGACTACGACCACACCTGGGTGCGTGAAGCGTGAGTCCACAACCACTACTCACCGAAAGGGGGTGAACATGGACTTGGCACACGAGATCGCAAGCGAGATCCCGATCGACGACTTCCTCGACTGGGCATTCTCCGTCGTGACGGACAACCACTGCCGCACCAACAGCGACGACATGATCGACTACTGCAACAGCGCAGCACAGGTCTACGCCGAACTGTGGACGATCAAACGCTACGGGCACGGCAGCAACGAGGTCACCGAGATCATGCTGGCCGAATGGCTGGCCCAGCCTGTCTACGAGTGGCTCGCCACCGACGGCGATCTGCGCTGGTTCCTGGGTGACTTCATCCACGAACTGCAACCGGTTCTCGCCCAGCGATGGACCGACTACTCCGAGAACGCACTCAACGACTGAGAGGGGGTGAAACATGGGTTACTACGTCAACATGACGGACGTCAACCTGCGAATCCGCAAGGAACAGCAGGCCGCAGCGTACGAGGCGTTGTGCCGGCTCAACTGGCGCAACGACCTCAAGGGAGGCGGCGTCTACCGTGCCGGCGCAAGCGTCCCCGACGGGCCGCATCCCGACATCTGGTTCTCGTGGCTTCAGTGGAACTACCACGAAACCTGCCAAGACTTGGAGAGCATCCTCGTCCATGTCGGGTTCGAGACGTTCGTCGACGACGCCGGCACGCTCCACATCGTCCACTACGACGACAAGACCGGCTGCGAGGACGTCTTCTTGGAGGCATTCGCCCCCTTGTACGACCGCACCTACGTCGAGCCGTTCGTCGAATGGCACGGCGAGGACGGTGAGGAATGGCGTGACACATTCACGCCGGACCACATCGAACACCAGCGAGCCGTCCGATACTGGGGCGACCCCACGTTGCAGTCCTACCGTGTCAACTGATACGGTTACCAACATCGACACACACACCTGACAGGAGGTGAAACATGGCATACAGCAGCCACGCGTTCTTCGACATGACGCTGTCGCGAATCATGCAGATCCCCGACAGCGAGCAGGTCGTCATCCGTCTGGAAGCCGGCGACGCGTATGTGTCGCTCCACTTCCGTGACGACGACGCACTCATCGCGTTCGCAACGAGCGTGATGACCGGCGTGACCGTCCACGCACAGAGCAAGGAGGTACTGGCGTGAACATCAGGGAAGAGTCCCACATCTGGGACTACGAGACACCCGACGGGTACGGCATCCGGTTCCGGTGGAACCTGTCGCACACCGTCCAGATCTACACCGGCATCGACGACGATGACGGTGAGCTCACCGATCTGGTGGAGGTCGACGTCCTGTCGATCTATCCACCGGACGGTGGCCGGCCGATACTCGACGAGGTCGCACAAGCGATCCGTGAGTACATCGCCGACTACGGACAGGAGTTGCTGTGAGGCGTGAGCCCGACTACTACAACTGCGATCCGCCCGAGGGGCGATGCCAGTGGTGCGGTGCCGACGACGGCAACTGCGACTGCTGCGAGATCTGCGGTGACAGCGAGAAGCAGATGTGCCCCTGCTGCAAGATCTGCAACTATCCCGAATACTGCGAGGGCCACGAGGAGGTGAACGAATGACAACCTGGGTGATCTTCGGTGAGTTCGGCGTCAACGAGGACGGGGACGGCTACTGGCTGTTCTGGAACAACGAGAACGGATGGGGCGACTTCAAGTCCGCAACCGTCTTCACCGACGCAGAACGCCGCAAGTTCCTCAACCGGATGCCGCAAGGCGCATGGGGATGGGGACGCCATTCATGGGTCGAGGAGGTGACGACATGACCGACGACGAGATCGAAGCAACCGTGTCCTACTGGCTGCGACACAACCTATATCCGCCAGTACCACAGACGATGGTCGAGCCGTGCGTGCAAGCAATCCACGCCGCGCTGGCCGACGAGTGGGAAGAAGACATCTCCTTGCCCGACGGTGTGACCTACAAGGGAAACACCTGGGCACCAGCCCATGAGCTCATCAACCAGCACTACCTGTGGGCGTTCATCGAACAACTCGATCTCATCTGAGAGGAGGTGAAATATGCAAGTGACACAAGTGTCGCTCTCCAGCGACCGCAAGGTGACGTCATGTTGCCGGCGTCAGACCCACAAGGACTCGCCGGCAGTAGCCAACACCTACGGTCTGCCAGCAGGTGACTCGTGTCCAGACAAGACGCCGTTCTGTGAGTCCTGCTACGCAGAGAACACGGGACGAATGTATCCGTCAGTCGGTGCGCTGCTGTTGCGCAACTACGACGCACACCTGGCAGCAGGTGATGACATCGATGCCCACTACGCACTGATCGAGTCTGCCTACCTCAAGTACCGGTCACAGTTCGACCGACTGCTCAAGGCCGGCAGGGTCACCGTCGACGACGACATCTTCCGTCTGCTCTGGTCCGGTGACCTGTACAACGACGCGTTCGCATCAGCCTGGGCTCGACTCATCGACCGCTACCGTCAGACACAGTACTGGGTGTACACACGGTCGTTCCAGCGGGCACCAATCTTCGCTGGACTGCCGAACGTGGCGGTGTACCTGTCCGTCGACTCCGACAACCTCGAGTGGGCAGACATCATGCTCCGCACTCACGACTGGCTGCACGCAGCGTTCTGTGCAGACACACAGGCCGAAGCACACGCTCTGGCCGCAGAGATCGGGCGCACGGCAGCACCGTGCCCTGAGAACATCGGGCGGATTCCGCTCGTGATGCATCAGTCCGGTCGACGGTCACGCACCGTCGCTATCGGCGAGGACGGCAAGGGCGCCTGCGCCGTGTGCCGGCTCTGCGTCGACGGCGTTCGTGACGTCGCATTCGCTATCAAGGGGAGGTGAAAGAAGTGACCACGACCGCATGGCCTCACAACGACATCCAACGTCAAGGGGTCATCACACTGCTCACTCACAACTGGACGCTCAACACGGCAACCGGTGAGTGGACAAACAAGGCCGGCACCATCATCGGCCGGCTGTGTTGGGATGACAACGGCGACTGTTGGATCCGCCAGCAGACACCGCCGGGAGTAGTCCCGAACCGGCTCTACATCAACCTCGGAGGGAGGTGACATGGCAAAGCACTACGAGTTCGGAGCGATGACCTGGGGACATCTCAAGGTCATCTTGGCGAACGTCCACGACGACGCAGTGATCGTCGTCGACGACAACAACGACTGGTTCAACCACATCGGCGAACTTGTCGTGCCCGACTACGACGTCGAGAACGGCGACGAAGACGGATGGATCGCAATCACGATGATGCAGGGCCGTCCGCTCGACCCTCGAGAGATCTGGTGACGATGACCGACAACTGCCGATCATGCGGTCAAGACACATCGTTCGGTAGCGGACGGTTTGTGAACCGTGTGCCGGCGGATGATGGATTCATCTGTGCAGAGTGCTGCCAGTACGAGTGCGACGTCTGTGATGAGCTCATTCCGTTCGATGAAGACATCTGGGTCGAGCATCCGACGCAGCCGTATCGAGCACATGAGTATTGCGTCGATCTGCACGACTGGCACTACGTCGACGACCATGAGAGGGGGTGAACAATGACAGACAACGAACAACGAGATGGCCGCTACGAGTGGCATGAGCTCAACGACGAACTCAACGAGGCGTATCGCCGGCTACGAGATGCAGCCAGATTCCTGCCCGAACTGCCACCAGTGACACTCAACGGCGACACCACGGAGTGCTTGTGCCCTTCCTGCGGCCACGAGGACTGGCGGCTGGTACAGGACGGCTACGCACAAGGCATGCTGCTCTGGTGCGACGAAGACAAGACCTGGGCAGCGAACTGGGACGGCACATCGTCCTTCACCGACGAGGGCAACGGTCCCGAAGTCGTCGAGTGCGCCTTCTGCAACGAGGTGTACCGCCGACCCGACAACCTGTACTACCGCTGAAAGGAGGTGCAATGACCGACTACGACAACTTCTTGACCGATCGTGTCGACCGTGTTCGAGGTATGTGGGAGATCGACTTCTCCAACGCAACCGACGACGCAGTAGTCGACGGCGTGATCTTCATCAACAACGACATCAACATCGTCGTACTGCCGACACACGCCGACAACGCCATCCACTTGGACATCCACAGTTTCATCGACGGTGACCATGTGCGTGACGATCAACTGACCATTCGACGAGACACCTGACAGGAGGTGAGACATGACACTCAGCCGTGACTACCAGAATGACTACATGGCGTTGTACGCCGAAGTCACCACAACAATGGACACCCTCTACGACGCGTTCGTGATGGGAGCCGGCGGCTTCACCTGTGACGAAGCCGACGCACTCTACGAACTGCTCAACTTCTTGGGGATGGAGAAAGAAGCACAGATCTTCCTCGAGGCGCACAGCGATTCCGATCGTGCATCCGAAGATGACCGACACACAAGAGAAGGAGACAACCGATGACCGACCAACCCGTGGCGTTCAACACGCCGCTCGTGTTCTTGGCAGAGTACGAGCGGATGGCACGCCGCAACCGTCCCGACTGGGATCAGTTCATCCGCGACGCTCACCACGATCCGACAGGTATCGCCTATGAGGTGATGGATGTGATCGCCGACAAGGCACCGACGTTCTGGAAGGTGATGCAGAACTCAGATGCATACTGCAACGCCGTGTTCGATGCGACCTTCAAGTGGGTGAGTGAACTGTGACCTGTCCAGCGTGCAACGACACGGGATGCTATGAGCTCCCGACACCTGACGGTTTGGAACCGTACCCGTGTCCCTGCTGCCAACCGTGGCGGCAGGGGTTCAGCGGCGAGTACGTCCAGCGTGGCGGACGCCGCATCTACATCATCGAGCCGGCCGCACCTGGTGTGCCGGCGATCTACAACGGCTGGCCTACCGCTGCCCAGTAGGTGAACTAATGTTCACTCTGTTACATCCACCGACTACACTGGAGAACACATGAGAAGCACCAAGACACGCCTCGAACAAGAGGTGATCAACAACGCACGGCTCTTCGCTCGCACCCAGTCGCCCGTCATGGCAGTTGAGCTCATGGCATCCGTCAGCAGGCTCGACACCTACCTCGCCGACATCAGCGACAAGGCCGGTGCGTTCAACCCAGGCTCACCGACATCGGAAGCCGCAGCACTCTCAAGCCGGCTCATCGCCGGCAGCGCACGACATCGCATCGTCAGCGAAATCCGCTCCGTCGGATTCAACAGCGCACTCATCGGACTCACCGACGACGAACTCGAACGCCGGCTCAACAAGCCGCACACAACGATCTCATCAGCCCGCAACTGGCTTGTCCAAGCGGGCTGGCTGACCGACTCGGGAGTCACCAGGCTGACCCGTGGCCGGCGAGAAGCAGCAGTCTGGAAACTGACCGAAGCAGCCGAACGTGCTGTGCGAGAGCCCGCATGGGTAGAGAAGGAGAAGTGATGGAGATCGAGTGGGAGAACCCACCGACCGAAGCGTTGATGTCGCCTCGCGAGTACAACGAACAGTTCATCGCAGCGTTGCGTTGCAACCCTGGGAACTGGGCTGTGTACAAGCGGGGAGTCCGTCAGCGTGCCACCAAGATGTCGATGATCAAGCGTTACCCCGACATCTGGTGGAAGTCGGCGCTCGAAGAAGACGGCACCTACACCATTTGGGCACGAACCAAGGAGGACTGATGTTGCAGAACATCGACGAACGGCGAGACAGGATCCGCCGGCACCGTGAGGACGCCGCACTGGCGCTCTGCACGGCAAGAGCATGGCGAGACATCGCCACCCATGTCGCAGACACCTTCATCGGTGGCAACGACCCGGCACGAGACGCCAAGGTGTTCGCCGTGCGTCTGTTGCAGAACACCGCCAAGAAGTACGAGTCAGAAGCCGACGCCCTCGAGCACAGGGCCGTGACCCTCGAACGGATGCTGGGAGACGCATGAACGACCAACCGGTGATCTACATGACCGACCGTCAACTGGAACGTAAGTCCGCCTACCGGATCGATCCGATCTTGGCGAGCCAGGTGCAGCGAGTCGAACACAACCCACGGATCGACGGCGAGATCTACGGCACCTCGCTCTGGAAGAAGAAGGCACGAGCAACCGGTGTGCTGTTCGCACTCACTGCCGGCTCCCTGATGATCGCACCGTCACCCGACATCGTCGATGCTGCCGGCCGATGCCGACAGTACGAAGCCCTCCTGATCGAACACGCACCTCGAGGAGGATGGAACGTCGTCCGAATGTCCCAGTACATGTGGCGAGAGAGCCGATGCACCCCTCATGTCCGGTCCCGAACGAGGGACACCGGGCTCCTACAGATCAACGACATCAACCTCAGGTATCTGAGCTCAAAGATGGGGTTCACGGTGACGGTCGATGCGTTGCGAGATCCAACAACCAACATCAAAGCAGCCGCCAGGCTGTGCGAGTTTGCTCGTCGAGCCTGGCGTAACTGCTACGCACCGTGGAGGACACGATGACAACAACTGACGTCACCGCAGCATTGGCTGCGGTTATGGGCGAACTGGGTGGCATTGAGAAGATGACTGCGTCAGAACGTGCCCGTCGAGGCATCGGTGGCGGCGACCAAGGTGTCGCCTACGCCTACCGTGGCATCGACCAGATCGCTGCCCAGGTGCAGCCGCTGCTGGCGAAGCATGGGGTGGTGATCGTGCCAACCTCGACATCGTCGACGGTGAAGGAGATCACGGTGAACAACCGGCCGTGGACCGACACGTTCATCCGTATCGAATGGCTGGTCGCCGGCCCGAACGGGTCGACACTGACCGCCTGTTCTGAGGGGCAGGGTCGTGACAACAGCGACAAGGGCATCAACAAGGCCACTACGTCAGCGTTCAAGAACCTACTGCTCCGACTGCTCTGCATCGGCGACCCGACGGACGACACCGACGGGCACACGCACGAAGCAGACAGTGCGCCGGCCGCACCGAACAAGAAGATCGTCGCCCTCTACGAGAGGGTGATGGCGGCGAAGGACACGCCGCACGCTGCACTGCTCAAGCAGGCGGCAGCGGAGAACAACATGAAACTGTCGATGGCCGCTCTCGCCGATGACGAGCAGTGGGCGGCGATCGTCGAAGCAATCCTCAACGAGCCAATCAAGGAGAAGTGATGGCAGACAGCACAGTGACCGTGGCCGGCAACCTGACCGGCGACATGGAACTCCGGTTCACCCCTGGTGGACAGTCAATCGCGACCGGCAACATCGCCGTGTCACGCCGCTACCAGGTCAACGGAGAGTGGACCGAACAGACGTCGTTCTTCAAGATCGCTGTCTGGGGCAAGATGGGCGAGAACCTCGTCCAGTCGACCAGCAAGGGAACACGCATCATCGTGACCGGCCGGCTCGAGCAGCGGGAGTACGAGAAGAAGGACGGCACCAAGGGCTCATCGGTGGAGATCGTCGCCGAAGAAGCCGGTCTGTCCGTCAAGTGGGATCCCGCACAGTCGATGCGAGCGGAACGAGAGAAGCCGGCACGCAAGCAGCCAGCAAGTGACGAGGAGCCGTGGTGATGGATCTGCGGCTCTACAGCAAGGATCCTGCGGTGCAGTTGGAAGCACTGCTGGAGCAGGCGCACCGTGCGCTTGACATGAGAGGGGTGCCGAGGGCACCCAGGAAGGAAGAAGAAGATGACAGTCAGAGTGGCTGATCTGCAAGCGGTCGGGGATGTCCTCGACTGGGTCGCAGAAGAGTCCGACAGCATGACCATCGACGAAGCGGTGGCCGTGATCGACACACTCGCAGACATCGCCAAGAAGGTGGCGATGGCGAAGGCGTTGTGCGAGACACAGGTCAAGACGCTGCTCGATGGTCAGCCAGCCAAGGTCGGAGACAAGGTGATCGTCGAACGACAGACCGGCAAGTGGCGACCCGACCAGGGTCGGATCAAGCGACGAGTCGTCGGGATGGCCGGCTGTGATCCGTCGACCGGTGAGCTCAGGACCGGACCACAGGCTGCTGAGGCTGCGGTCGATCTGATGTACGCACTGTTCGTGTCACCGTCACAGATGCCGAAGCAAGGTGGGATGCAGAAGTTGGGCATCGACACACCGGACATCGCAGAGTGGGAAATCACCGGCAGCGAACTCAAGGTGATCGACGCATGAGCCTGCTACCACCGAGGTTCGACTACGAACCTGTTCCACCGTTCCATGCAACCAGCGTGCAGCACGGCATCGGCGCAACGTCATCGGTCACCGACGACCTTCGCACCGCTGTCCTTGACGCATGGCGAGGCGAACAGATCTTCGGAGCCGTGATCGACAGTGCCGGCTACGCAGTCGGCTGCTATCGAACCGGCTACCTCGTCGGTGTATCCGCCGTGTTCGAGGTGATCAGCGACCTGACACTCGAACGTCAATCACCAGCGGCGTACGATCTGATGCTGCAAGTTGAGATGTACTGCCGACTGAACTGGTCACGGCTGTGACGATCTGCGCTGCCACGAACTGGCGAACGAACAGTGATCTGATCGTCGACGTCGTGAACCTCGGCAACATCCGACCCGACGACAGAGTGATCGATCTCACCTTCGGTCTGGGCAACTGGTGGAACCGCTACCGGCACCCAGGTCCGTTCGTGGCGAACATCAACCACCCAGGCTCAGAACCGAAACTCGAACCGCACTGGCAACGCATCGCCGTCGACTTTCGATCATCACACGGGTTCGGTAACGACGAGTTTGACGTCACCGTGTTCGATCCGCCGTACGTTTCGATCGGTGGACGCACCACCAGCGGCATCCCAGACTTCAATGACCGCTTCGGGCTCACGACCGCCGGCAGCACACCGGCCGAAGTTCAGATCGCCATCAACAAAGGACTCGTCACCGCATACGAGATCACCAAACCTGGTGGACTAATCATGGTGAAGTGCGCCGACTACATCTCGAGCGGCAAACTGCAACACGGCACTCACTGGACTTGTGACACCGCATACCGGCTCGGCTTGACACTGCATGACAAACTGATACACGTTGGGAATGTGCGACCGCAGCCCGCCGGCCGGCGAGTCGTTCACGCCCGACAGAACCTGTCATACCTCTTCATCTTCAAGGTGCCCCGTGGCCGCTGAGCTCCTACCGCTCCTCCAAGCAATCCAAGATCACATCGCCACACACGGCTACCCGCCGACACAACGCGAGATCGCCGGCTACGCCAACCGGCTCTCACCGAACACCGGCCATGCGCTCGTACAACGGCTACACGCTGCCGGTCTGATCGACATCCAACCAGCCAGAGCCAGGACATTGCGAATCACCGCAGCCGGCATGGCCGCACTCACGGAAACCGTATGAGAAACATCAAACTCGAAGAACTGGTCGACTTGTCGCGACGCTGCGACGATGTGAAGCACATGATCCGCATCGTGTGCGACGCCGAAGGCGCAACCTCTGCTGGGCATCTGTTTGACGTCAACAACGAAGCGTTCAACGACCTGTACGAATCGGCGATGCACATCGCAGACGAACTGGGGGTGGAGTGATGAGGATCACCGACAGCATCGCTGACACACTTGCCGACCTGGTGCCTCGCTACGAGGTCGTGACCGGCCGGCCGATCAAGTGGGACGTACAGATCGGTGTGATGCCGATCAACAATGAGAACATGGTGATCGTCCAACTGTTCTTCATGGTGAGATCACCGCTACTCAACCAGGGTGATCTTGCTGTCGTCGAAGTGATGCCGGCGGCAATGGCTGACATCGAAGGTGCGCTCGAGGGTGTGGTAAAGCGGTGTGCTGACACGCTCGCTGAACAGTCCCGCACCGTTCTCAAGCCGTGAACGTCCATCTGACCGTCACCCATCACCGGACACTTCTCACCGTATGTTCGGGCACACCGCTCGTTGCTGCGTTCACTCGCGACGTCAAACCGTTGACCAAGACAGGCTTGTCAGTTGTCGCACCGTACGTCGCGTGGGAACGGGCAATGGTCATGCTCAACGACCAGTTCTGGACGCATCGACCTCGAACCGCTGACCCTGTCCCACATCATGTGCGCGTGATGATGCGTCGTATCGCTACCGCTCAGAATGCTGTGATCCGTCATCCCGCACTGAAGGGCTTGGCGATGCTCGGGGTTCATACCGGCTGGTTTCCTGTGTGGATCGATGAGAACGGCTATCGGTCACCGCTACCTGGGGCAGGTCGTTTCACGGTGCTTGGGGCTCGTGTGGTCGAAGGCCAACGAAAGACTGCGTTCACCGTATGGGTGGAGGACGGTTGGTGGCCGGCCGATCATTGGTTAGCCCAGCAGGAGACTCACACGGCTTTGCTGTGACGGCGGCACCCACGGGCCGATTGTTTGTTCTTCGATGTCTTCGCCTGGGATCCACATCTGTGTAATGCCTTCACCGATGAGCTCATGCACACAGTAGGAGGCGGTGTCGATCTGGTCGTCGTGGCGTGGCCGGCGTCCGTCGCCCATCATCTTGGAGTGTTCATCGATCCATGCTTTGCACAAGTCGGGTGCGTTTTCCGGTAGCCAGACTCGACGGTTGTTCTGCATCGCCGAGTAGGGCCGTGCGCGCACTTCCTTCGACCCGTCGATCTTTGCAGGCGCAACGAAGTAGCCGGGGAGGCTCCGCTGGTAATGCTCCACCAACGCTTTGCCGGCCCCGGCTTTCTCTTGTTCGATCAGCACCTTCGTCTCAAAGCCGTCCAGCCGAGCCATTTCTTGAACGGCACGTTCGACGTCAGCAGAGTTCTTGCGGAACCGTTGCACATCAAGCACATACAGGTCACCGTTCGCTCCGACTCCCATGAGTGTGCCGACGGTCCAGTCACCGCCGCCTTCTGTTGCTGCCAAGTCCCAGGCTCGGCACTGTCGAACAATCTCCGGTCGGTTGCTGTCGTTCCAGAACTGCCAGTTCGACTTCGGGAACATTCCGCCTTCAGCCAGCGACGGTTTCTGCTGGTAGACAGCGGACCAAGTGAACGGGTCGATTGAGGCGCGTCGTTTCTCGTAGAACCGCTGGTTGTATCGACCCTCAAGGGCTTCACCGTGTGACCTACCGAGGAAGTCACGCCACTCAGCGACCTCGTCCTCGTCGAGGTCGTCGGGTGCTTCAGCGATCGCAGGAATCGACAACACTTCCCACTTGTCGCCGTCGTAGCCGGCCTTGTCCATCCGTTCGATCAACGCACCCGACAGGTCATCTTCGGCGAATCTGGTGGCGGTGATGAGTACGGTCGTGCCGGCTTGGAAACGAGATGAGATTGCACCGTCGTACTCTGCGAGATGCTTCCGTTTCGTGGTGATGGACGATGCTTCTTCCATCGTCTTGATGACGTCGTCGATGATGATCAGGTTGCCAGGGTTACCGGTGATGCCACCGCCGATACCGGTGGACAACATGCCACCGAACCCTTGGCTGGTTTTCCAGTTCTTCGCTGCGGACTGCTGGTTGGAGATGCCGACACCGAAGTAGCGCATCCCGTACCGGTCCAGCAGGTTGCGTGTCTTGAGTCCCCACGATTCGGCGTACTCCTCTGCGTAGGCGATGAAGATTGCCTGCTTGTTGGGGAACATGCCGAGATACCAGGCGATGAGGAACATGCCGAACGTGGTGGTCTTACCGTTCTGCGGTGGCACGTTCAGAATGATGAACCGTTCGAGCGGGTCTGCGATTGCGTCCAGTACCCGTTTCTCCACCTCGAGGATCCACGGGAACGGCTGGTAGTCGATGCCCATGAAGTCACGGGACACGGACATTGCGAACCGTGTGGTTGTTGCCATGTCTTCCCATGTGGGCTCATTCGCCATCGATTTCGCTCCCGGTGGTTTCGATCGCTCGTACGACCGGTGGTTGCAGGCTTTCGGCACCGTTCTCGCGCAGCATTTCCATCACAGCCTGTTTGGTGGATGCGACGATGCCCAGGTTGATGGTGGTGTCGTTCTTGACTTCGATGCGTTTCACATCCTTCCACCGGTCAGGTGAACGGTTGTAGAGCCACATCTGCATGGCACCGAGGTTGCCGGCTTTCGCGAGTCGGAACAAGGCTGCTTCGATGGTTCCGTCTGCGCGTTCCTTGGCGGCTTCGACGATCTCCCGAAACACAGGGTCGCCGAGGTTTCGTTTGGTCTGGGACGGTGTCCAGCCCACCTCGAATCCGGCGTTGATCTCAGGCACACCGTCGGCAACTAGTTCGACGAACAGGTCACGTTCGACGATGTCGTTGAACAGTTCGTCGTCGCCGGCCAACGGTCACTCCGCGATCTTCCAGACGATGAGCGCACCGGCAGCGGTGGCAGGCCACATTGCTACGGGCACTTCGACGGGAAGCCAGATGTTGAGGATCGCGACGACTGCCGCAGCGATCCAGACGGACAGGCAATACTTGCAGGTGATGAGCTCATAGAACCACATGCGGAACTTGCCTGGCCGGCCGATGATGGTCTGGTGGAACCAGATGCGTGGGGTGTCGAGGATGGTGTCGGTGATCGCTAGCCGAGTGATTCGGTAGGTGATCAGTGAGGCGATGATGATGAACGTCAGCAATTGCTGCACTCCTCGTAGAAGACTTCCCAGGTGACGCGTGCTTCGTCGCCGGTGAGGCCGACGTCGTTGACGAGTTGCTGGGAGATTCCGGTCATGGTGAACATGCCGATGCCTTCCTTGATGGTGGCATCGGTGAGGGTGTCGAACTCTCGGAAGCGGCCGAGTCCGTTGGTTGGCTGCTGCCAGACGTAGAGGCGTGCGGTGGCGAACGGGGATTCGCCGAGCAGGGTGATCTTGCCCTTGGGGACTGTCTCGCCGTCGGGGTAGACGG